GTCAGGCCTATATCACTGGCTTGGCTCCAACCGTTAGTGCAGATGCTCCTGTTTGGGTATCACCTGTAACATTAACTGTTACTGGCGACTACACAGTAGTATAATTCTTTAACGAGAATAACATCAAGCACCTCAGGGTGCTTTTTGTTTGGCTGAAATAATGTATAAATAACAAGTAGGAGATATTATGATATTTGACGATAAAACAGATAGTGAGATATTTCGCAGTATAGAAGCAGAAGTTGCTAAAGCACTCAGCGAATTAAGATGTGCCAAGAGAGACTTGGAACAAGCAGAAGTTAGAATGAAATTTGCATTAGCAACTATTCATTACCTAAAACAAAGATATGAGGATATGAAATGAAATTAACACAACTGGCAAGTAAGCCACAACTAATTAAAATTACTTTAGACACACCAGAGATCAAAGAAAAGTATGGTGATGAGTTAGAGTTTTGGATCATGGATCGTCAGCCCATTGAACAGTTTATCAAAATGGCTACTCTGGGTGCAGACAACTATGGTGAAATGATTAAGATGGTCAATGGCCTAGTGCTTGATGAGTCAGGACAACCCGCAGTTAAAGATGGTGAAGCATTACCCAATGATGTAATGATGACAGTTATAGGAGCGGTGGTAGAACGCTTGGGAAAGTAACACAGGAAGAGATTCCAGAACACAGCATAGAACTCAGTATGATTATGTTAATAGATACATTAAGCGAACGATACGGAATACTTCCCAGTGAAGTTATGACCCGTGCCAATACCTTTGATGTGTTTATTGCTGATACTGCCATAGGATATAGAAACGCTGTGCAAGAGCGAGCAATGAATGGCGATAAAAAGCCCACACCTAAATTAAGTGAGAAGACTATGTTGGCTGCCATGGAGAGAGTCCGTGCCAAAAGTTAATTTAACACAGTTCAATAAGCAGATGTCTAAAGCATTAAACGCATTAGATGACTTGCCTGAGTTTGCTGAACGAACTATGAAGTCTAAGACTCCTATAGCAAGAGTAAATGGTGGTAATGCCCGTAGAAATACTAACTTACAGGGCAATACCGTTACAGCAAATTATCCTTACGCACAACGTTTAGAAGATAACTGGAGTCCGCAGACTAATGGTCAAGGTATCATTGCTCCAACAGAACAAGCAATCCAAAAAGAAGTGGATCGCAGATTAAAAGGAATCTAACATGGCCAGTAATATTAGTGTAGCGATTACAGTAGATAACAAACAGTATATTGCAGGTATCAATGCTGCCGACAATGCTACTAAAAAGTTTGGACAAAATGCCAGTAAAAGTATTAACGATGTTAATTTAGTCAGCAACAATTTAATATCTAGAATTGGCGGATTGAAAACAGCGTTGGCAGGCTTAGTCAGTGCCACAGCAATTCAAAGTGCCAACAATTTTGCTAATGCTATTAAAGACATCAGTGTTACCACTGATCTAAGTATTGAAAGTGTATTAGGTCTAAGCCGTGCATTTGAATTAAATGGAGGCACAGCAGAAGGAGCACAGAATGCAATATTAAAATTTGCTGATACTATTGCACAAGCTCGTAATGGTAATGATGCGGCAATGAAATCATTTAAAGAAGTTGGCATATCAGTTAATGATCTAAATAAAAACGGCATTGAAGAACTTGCAAAAAGAAGTATTGCAGGCATTGCTGGTTTAAGTAGTGCTACAGCACAAATTAGAACACAAACTGATCTATTTGGTAAAACTGCTAGAAGCGTAAGTTTTGGAGGTGTGCAACAAACACAACAAGGTCAAGTTATCAGTCCAGAATCGGTTGCGGCATTGAAGTCAGGTGCTGATGCCAGCGAGAATATGAAAAAACAATTCAGCCAACTCACTGAAGCATTACTTAGAGTTGCTCAACCATTAAATGATATTGTTAAAAGTATTAATGTTAGTGTAAGTGCTTTTGAAAGTTTAATCAGAGCAATATTAGCCGCAGTGGCAGCATTTGCTTTATTCAAAGGTATTGGACTTATCAACGGACTGTTAGGTGGTTTAAGTGCCGCCGCTACAGCAACAGGTGGTGTTCTTGCTTTCTTTGCCAAACAATTCGTAATTATTGCTGGCAGTATAAAATATTTTATTCTTAACTTAGGTCGTGCCATTGGATTATTGCCCACAGCATTCGGTGGATTGACCAGTGTAGGATTTGCATTAGGAGCATTGGCCAAAGGCTTTTTACGCTTTGCTGGTGTTGCAGGTATCATCTATACTGTAATACAAGCTATTGAATTTTTAAGCAAACTTATATTTAATTTTAGTCCCTTGGACTTTATAATTAATCAGTTTGACAAATTAGCCGATGTTGCTAAAAAATTCTTTAATATTAAACCAGACGCACCTAATCAAAGTGATGCTGAAACAAAGCGACTGTCTGGACAAAACGCAATGTTGGTGCAATTAGAAAAAGATAAGAAAGCCAAAGAAGAAGCAGACGCAGCCACAAAAGCCTATCAAGAAAGATTAGGCAAACTTGCCAGTGAAATTCGTAAGGTCAGTGATAATCTTGCTTTTAACAATGATCAACAACTTGAGTCTCTGGCATTAGACACACGATTGATTGGTAAGAAAGAAGATGAAATTGAATTAGCTAGAGCGTTGTCCGATGTATATAAAAAAGAAAAAGACACAATAAAAGATCTATTAGAAACTCGCAGACAATATGCTCAAGGCACAGAAGATCAAAAGGCTGCCATTGGTTTTATTGATAAAGAAATTGCTAAAGTTAAAGAACTTACCTCAACACAGGCAAAAAATATTGGAGAATATATAGAACGCTTGCAAACTGCTAGAATGTTAGAAAAGAATCGCCAGCAAGAACTTAAAAATATTATTGACTTAATGGAAGAAATGTCTAAGGCACAGGAAGAAATAGCCGGCTTTCAAAGCCAACAAGGTGCCGCAAAGGTGCAAGCCTTTGAACAACTAGATGCACAGAAACAATCATTTGATTTACTAATGCGTCGTGAAGAACTTGAGCGTGGCATTCTAAATCTGCGTGAGCAAGATAAAACAGCGGCTACACAATTATTTGATTTAGAAAATGAACGCAAAAAACAATTAGAAGAAATACAAAAGATACAAAATCTACCATTTGAAGGTGTTGGTGGTATGAAACAGCGTATGGAAGAAATCAATAAGTTATACGATGACAGATTGGCTAGAATACAAGAAACACAGGCACGAACCACAGAAGAACAAAACAGCTTTAGTTTTGGATGGGCACAGGCCACAGAAAAGTATCGCAACAGTATTACTACCAATGCTGAATATGCTGGCAAAACCATGCAGAACTTTACCAAAGGCATTGAAGATGTGTTCGTCAAGTTCGTGCAAACTGGTAAGTTAAGTTTCAAAGATTTGGCTAATAGTATGATTGCTGACTTTGCTAGAATACAAGCACAGAAAGCACTGACAGGATTATTTGGTGGTGGTGATATATTAGGCGGCATAGGTAAGATATTTGGATTTGCCAATGGCGGTATGCCTCCAGTAGGTGTTCCAAGTTTAGTAGGCGAGCGTGGTCCAGAACTATTTGTTCCACAAAGCGCAGGGCGTATTATTCCAAACAACGCATTGGGTGGCGGAAGTAGTGTTGTCAATAACACAACAGAAGTTACTTACAGCATTCAAGCAATGGACGCCAGTAGTTTTAGAAGTATGTTAGCCCGTGATCCAGAGTTTATTCACAATGTAGCAGAACAAGGAAGGCGTTCGCTTCCGATTAGAAGTCGCAGATAAGGAAATGATATGATAGATATTGAGAAAATTATACCAAATATTAGAAAAAGATACCACGCAACTAAGAGTGATGCTAAACGCCGAGATATTGATTGGCAATTTACATATGAGTCTTGGTTATCTTGGTGGGGTAGCGATATTGTAAATAGAGGACCTGGTCCAGGACAATTAGTAATGGCAAGAACTGGAGATATTGGTCCTTATCATCCAAGTAATGTTCGTAAAGCAACTACTGCTGAAAATCAAAATGAAGCACATTTAGGCAAAAAAAGAACACCTGAACAAGTTGAAAGAAATAGACTTAGTCATTTAGGATTAAAGCCCAGCGAGGCAACTCGCCAAGCATTGTCTAAGGCACTTAAAGGTAAGCCTAAAACAGAAGAACATAAAAGAAAAACATCAATTGCTATTATAGAATGGCATAAACAACGAAAACTAGATAAGGAATTATCATAATGGCATTACAAGACATAATTAACACAGCGAGTAACATTGAAATTAATCGCAGTAAATTAGTAGCACAAACAGTTAGCCGCAGTGGTAGGATCAGTGTTGCCAGTCGCAACTGGGCCAACCCATTTAGATTTACAGTTACACCTAAACCTGTTTGGACCTACACTGAATATAGAGCAATATTTGAACCAATATTTACATCAGATAGATATACCACGCAAAGCATAGCACTGACTAACTTTAATACATCAACTGGAGCACTAACGCAGACTGGTATGGATTGGATTACAGAATATCAAGGCGATCTTAGCCAAGATAATATTACAAAAACATTCGTTTCTGGTGGTGCTGTAGCCGCATTTACTGTTACATTAAACGACACTATCAATCTAGCAGTGGGAATGAGTATATCAGGAACAGGTATTATCGGCACAACTAAAATAACCGTTATTGCAGGCAGCGTAATTACTATCGCGGCAGCATTTACTGTGCAGGCAGCAGGCACTTATACTATAGGTAATAGTGCGCTTAATAATTATACAGCAACATCAATGACAGGCAACGCACTGACTATAACAAAAGTTGGCTCACCAACTGTAGGTAATTATATTTTCAAAGCTGGAGATTATTTAAGAATTGAAGATGGAGTCTATCCTTATATTGTCAGCAGTGATGTTGTAGTTAGTGCAAGTGCCACAGCAGTAGTTACAGTTCATCGTGGCAAGTTAGAAACATTTAGTTCAGGAACAGATATATATGTTGGACGCAGAGCCGCAGTATTCAATGTAGTTGTAAGCAAACTACCACAGATTAGATTCTTGCCAGGCCAGTTAGTAGAATTTACCAGCGACTTTGAAATGGTTGAGGAAATACTATGACAACAGCAATTCCAGAAGTTGATCTTCCTAAGATTGAATATGGTGTTCTAATTGACCTAACACTGATAGTCACTAATCCTACAACTGGTGCAAGTGGCACAGGATCAACAGCCACAATAACTTTTGCCGCTGAAGCAACAGCACCCTTTGGTGTAGGTGATACTATCACAGTCAGCAATATGATTCCCGCAACATACAATGGAACACATGTAGTCACGGGTGCAACAACAAGTAGCGTAAGCTTCTTCAGCACCGCAACAGGCAGTCAAACACAGGCAGGCATTATTGGCTTAACTTATTACATCAGTAACTGTTATAAAGCAGTAAGTCATAACGGCAAGGCTTATCAAGCATTGGCAGGATTCTTAACAGTCAGTGACATACAAAGTAATATCTCAAATGCCAACGATGAAATACAATTAACTTTAAGTGCCATTCCCTCTGTTTATATTGCCGCAGTATTAGGCACACAGATCAAAGGTGGTGAAATAAACATTTATCGTGCGTTCTTTGACTATGACACACAGGATGTATTAACAGATGGATTAGGAAACGCTAAAGTATATAAAAGATTTACCGGCGTTGTCCT